CGAGGCCGTAGAGCAGCCCATTCGAGTGGTCGAGCACCAGGTTGCGGCCGAACGCGAACGCGTAGCACTCGCCGCGCTGCCGATGCTCCGCGCCATCCCACCACATCCGCTCGTGCCACAGCTGCGTTGCTGCGTCGTACGCCCACGTTCGATCCGCCGAAGGGAACGTGAGCACGTAGAACGAGTGTCCGTCCTGCTGGTAGGTGTAGCCGCGCGCGTCGGCGATCGTGCCGTAGCCCTGAATCGCGTGCTCCACAGCCCGGGTCGAGACGATCTGGGGCTGGTATCCCTGCGCCCGCATCACGTGACCATGGCCGGTCCTGTCCTGCGAGAGCCAGAACACCGCATTGTCAGCCTTGGCCGGCGAGTACGGCGCCACACAGCCCACCTCAAGGAACGCGCCGTCAAGTCGCGCGAAGGGGAAGTCGGCGGCGCCGGAGTTGTACCACACCTCTGTCGAGGACTCGCCGAACAGCCAGAGCTCGCGGTGGTCTACCAGTAACGCCGCCAGCGCATCCGGTGCGCCCTCTGCGGTCGCGAAGTCGAGCGCGTCCACATCCGTGCCGTAAAGCGAGCTCACCAGGAATTGGCCCGTGGCGCGGCGGTTGAGCACGAAATAGCCGTCATGGAATGCGACGTGGGTCGCATCCGACCACTCGGGGGCGCTGAGCGTTGCGAAGGTGTTGTCCGCCAGCGTGAGGCTGTACCCATTCCCCCCGTCCACCAGGACGAGCTGCTGCCCGTTGTCCGCCATCGAGACCGGGGCGGTGATGCTGCCGAGCGAGCCGCGCGCCGTCGCGACTCCCGTGGACTGGATCTCGTAGAGCGTCCCGCCGACCACGGCGAACAAGCGACCGGCGGCCACATGCAGCCCGCGCCCAGCTCCCGCGGTCATCTCAGCGAACCGAGCGAGCCCAGGGGTGCCGTACAGCGCCATGGGCGACTTGCCGTCAGGGGTCAACGCAGGGTAAAGGTTGACGGTCCGTTCCGCGGAGGATGTCACGCTCCGGCTGGTGTTCGAGCCGCCGAGGAACGGAACGCGCATCATTCGTCGCTCCGGATGTCCCACTGCCGGCCCTCGCCGAGCCCGGTGGCCATGATCGGCGGCCGGAAGTTCACGCGCCCGATCTTGTCCAGGGCGTCCCGCGCTACGGCTGCGACCTCCGCGGTCACGGGCCGGCCATACTCGGGCGCCAGGCGCACGGCGAGATGGTAGGTCAGCGCTTCTTGGTACCCGGGCGGAAGCGCCACATCATCCGCCGCCGCGAGCGCCGTGAGGGGCACCCACGTCACGAGGTGCAACACGCCGGTCGACGGGACCGGGTAGAGGTAGAGCCTGCCGAGCGGATACGCGGTCTCGTAGTACAGCCAGTCGGCGACGTCGCCGGTCGTGCTCTTCGCCGCGAGGCCAAACCATGCGGCGGCCGAGGCGATGCGAACGGGATAGTCGATGTCGTTGATCCGCTCGTACGCGGACTCGATCCGCACCGGGCGGGCGGTGTTGAGGTTGCCTCCCGCCCCGATCGTGTACGAGGCCGCGCCGGTGAGCGTGAGCGTCTCGTCGCGCAGGGCGTAGACCGACAACGACGAGGCCCGCCACGCGTCGAGCATCGCGTTCAGCGCCTCGAGCGCATCGGCCTGCTCTGCTGCGGAGGGCGTCTCGCTCGCGGCGATGGCTCCGATGAGCCGCAGGGCCCGGCGGATGATGGCGGAGGCCGTCGCCATCAGCGACCCTTCCGGTGGCGGTCAGGGCTGCGCTTGACCGGAACCTCCGGCCCAGACTGCACCGTGATGGTCGGCGCCGGATACGCTCCGAAGGCCTCCAGCGCCTGCGCCGGCGTCTCGTGCCATCCCTCTGGCATGGCCTCATCCGGGCCGAGGAACCGCTTTTCGACCACGCTGACAGTCAGCGCGCGGAACGCCTTGCGTGTGCTCATTGCCTCACTCCGATCGCCAGAAGATTGAACTGGGAGATGTCGCGCACCTCGACGGGAGCGAACACGGCGAACGCTTCGCGCAGCGTGTCCGGCACAAAGCCGGTTTTGTGCGCCATGTACGGGCTCTCGGAAACGAACGATTCCTTTCCGTAGTACATGTCCAGGCCCGTGATCGGCCCGGCCTCCGAGACATAGACCACGTCGCGGGTCGGGCGGACGTGCTCAAGGTTCGGCACGATCATCGCGGCGAAGCCGCCGGGCTTGAGCACCCGCCGGCACTCGGCGAGCACGCGCGCCACGTCGGGCGCGGTGAAGTGCTCGAGCACGTGGCACCCGAACACGGCCTCGAACGTGCCGATGTCGCCCATGTCCAGAAGGTTCGCCACGATGTCAGGCTCACACGACGGGTCAATGTCCATGCGCACTTCCTTGTAGCCCTCCAGAAAGTTCGGCATCGCTTGCCGAGCGCAGCCGACGTGCAGGACCCGCTTCATGCTGCGGTGACCTCCTTGGCCCCACCGGGGCGCCGCATCAGGTATTCGTGGAAGCTTCCCGGGTAGTCCTTCCCGTCCGCGCCGTGGTGCGTGATGGAGAGGTCGGGGATGAGCCAGATACGCCCACCGCAGTCATTCCAGTTGCGCGAGAAGGCATAGTCCTCGCCGTACCACACGCCGTCGTGCGCGCCGTGGTTGAAGAGGTCGACGTGGGGAGCGTAGCGGACCCCGTAAAGCAGGTGCGGATATGCCCCCATGAAGCGGTTGACCGCGCCGTCCGTGACCTTGAGGAACCCCGCCGGCACCCACTGCGCGTGTAGCGCACCGTCCGCCTTGCGGCCCAGCGGGAAGCCGTCCTTGTCGGTGAAGACGGTCCCCATGTACTCCTCGACGTCGCGCTTGAATCGGTACGTGCCCGCGACCACATCACCCTCAGCCTGGATGAGCTTCAAGAGGTCCTGCGGACGAAATGAGACGTCGTGATCCAGAAAGACGATGTGCGTCGCCTTGGCGTCGAGCGCCTTGCGAAGCATCACGTTGCGCGCCTGACTGACGTAGGGGTTCCCGATCTCGGACACCATTGCGTGCTCGATGCCGGCCTCGTCGAGCAGCGGCACAGCGGCGGCGATGGCAGCGAGGAGCTGCGGATACGGTCGGCGAATCGTGGGCACGCACAGCACGACTTTCATGCGCCGTCCTTGTGGACGCCGGGGGCAGGAACCCCCGGCGCCACCGTTGAGAATCACCCGCTACGCGTCGCTGCCCGCCCAGATGCCGAGCGCCTCGAGCGTGTTCATGATGTCGATCACGGCCGCCTTGAGGGTGGAGGTGACGTCGGCCGAGGACGCGGTACCAACGGCCGAGGTGGCGACCGCAGCGGTGCGTTGCACGATCGGGGTCGTGCCGTAGAAGCTGATCTTCTCGGTGGCCGCTTCTCCGAGAGTGCTGCCGCCCGTGCCGCCGGAACCGACAACTTCCACATCGTGTGCAGAGGGGAGTGCCATCGTCATGTCCTCCTAGTTGAAGCCGAGCCTGCACGCGAGTTGCGGCCGGATGGTCTTGTAGCCGTACAGCACATCGATCCGACAAGGAAGGTTGTCGTTGTTGATGTCGTACTGGCGGACGATCCTCAGCGAGACGCCGTCGAAGACCTCGCGGGCCGAGAAGTCGACGCCCTTGGGCATGAGCAGGTCGGCCGACGCGAAGGCGAAGGCGTCCCTGTGGAACCCGATGCCGATGTAGTAGTCTGCCGCGTTCCCGATGGCGGTCGTGCTGTCGGATTCCCGCTTGTAGATCGCCTTCCCGTCCGCGAGCGTGTTGGTGACGTTCTGCCGAGCTCCGGAGGTGATGATCGACGGGCTGATCGCCAAGTCGCCACCGCCAGCTCCCGGGGTGGCGTCCGCGGTCACCACGAATTGCTTGAGCACGCCCGTGGACACCTTGGTCTCGGGATGCACCGCAAGCAGGCTCTCGATCTCTATGATGTCGCCCTTTTTGAACGACCCCGCACCCGTGTCGACGTTGAGCAGCCCCGCAGACCCGTTGTTCTCGGCCGCGGCGATGTCGGTCAAGTAGTCGCCGGTGCCGTCGTCGGTGCCGGTGGTGTGCAGCGGCAAGAGCGTGTTCTGATACACGCTGTCGAAGCCGAGGAAGTCGTTGCCGATGAGGCCCTTTCGGTACTGTTCCGCTACCTTGGAGCGGTCGTTGAAGAGGGTCGTGGCGGCGGACACCAGGTCGACGTTGTTGCGCGTGGTGAGGAGCAGGGTCCTCATGTCCATCGGCGCGAGGTTGTCGGTCAGCTTCTTCAACAC